CCATCACTTACCTGTGCATCTAATATCCATTCATATCCACGCTCAAACCAATCAACTAAATCTTCGCTAGCTTGTTTTCCCTTAACTATAAATGCTAATGTAACAATTTCATCATCATCACCCATTTTAGCACTATATTCATCTACAGAAACTTTGGGTTCTATTTGATTTACTAAATCGTGATAGTCAAAACCTTCAACAAGAATTTTACGCATTACATTGCTCCTGGCATTGGTGGAGGAGCTGCTCCGGGTGGTCCTGCCATTCCGCCGGTCATATCTTGACCTTGTTGTTCCTCGTCAGTGTCAGTTCCCTCTTTATCCAAATCTTCTTCGTAAGAATTATCCAACTCATCTAAGTCTAGTGTTTGACCAGCTAAATCGATACTTCCCTCACGGATATCATTCATTAATTCTTTGGGCATTTCTATGCGTACTAACCAAATATCACGTTCTACTAATTTCGGATAATGCGTTCCGGGTTTAAAATCCTCAGAACTTTCAATGTCAACTGGAACTTTTATTATAGTCTTTTTGAATTTAATATTGCATCCAACACTTAATAGACGTTTAGCACCGCGTGGATCAGGCATTAATTTGTATGGGTACATTAATATACAACTTACTGTATATCTCTTTGACTCTGGGCCACTGACAACTTCTCCCAATTCCCAATTTTTATATGCATATAAATCAGCCTCATCTAATACACGTTCAAAATCTAATAATACGCTCATAGTACCATCACTGGTGTATATTCCCTTAATATTATCTATAATACTAGGAAAGTCAATATCATTAAAAAAAGCGTCAGAAGGATTTTTACTCATAATACGTATTTATCATTAACCTAATGATTGTGAGCAATAAGATTTTTCAAGGTTAGCCTAATATTTATCACCTAAAACCCTGTAAAAAGTGTACTATTTGACCAGCAGTCAATCACTGTAAATACATATGAGTTTTATGAGAACTCAGGCTCTACAAAGGAGAATACTTTGAGCAAACGCAAAACTAGCGCATTACGTGAACAAGACACAAGATACGCACACGCAAAAAAAGACACACAGACATTTTACACACATGAATCAAAAACAATCAACTTTGACCAAACTAAGGTAAAACTGAATAATAGACCTATTCAATTAGTACCTAAGTCAGTAAATCAAGAAAAATACATACTAGGATTATTAGACCAAGAGACAGATATTGTTGTGGTCAGTGGTCCAGCGGGTACAGGTAAAACCTATCTGGCAATGCAGGCTGCTATCAAAAGCCTAAAAGCCAGAGAAGTTGACCGTATTATTCTTACTAGACCTGCAATTGGAGTTGATGATGAGAAGCATGGATTTTTACCCGGTGATTTAAATCAGAAAATGGAACCGTGGACGAGACCATTGCTTGACGTTTTAAGAGAGTATTATACGGTACGGGAAATCGCCCACATGCTAGAAGAACAAATAGTTGAAATTGCACCCCTAGCATTCTGTCGAGGTCGAAACTTTAAACATAGCTATATCGTATTAGATGAGGCTCAAAATGCAACACCTGGTCAACTCAAAATGATTATGACTAGAATCGGCGTTGGTAGTAAGATTGTAATTACTGGCGACATTGAACAAGCCGATAGAAAAACAGCCGACAATGGGCTACTAGACCTACAAAATCGATTGGGGAAGGGGGTGATACCAGGATTGCAGTTATGTAAGTTTGAACTAAAAGATGTTCAACGACATAAAATTATTGAGCATGTACTAAACTTGTACAATTAAAGGGTTGTAGAGGTGCTCATAACACCTCTACTTTTATTCGCTGATATTTTGCTTACGCAAATCTTCAATTAAATCAGGATATACTTGATGATAGTATTCTTCGATTTTTTCCCACTCATGCGGAATAGTATTTCCTTCAATGTAGGCTTTCTCTACTTTTTTCTCTTTAAAATCTAAAATAATATTAGCAGTTTGATGGTCACGTACTTTGAGAGTATTAGATAACTCAACTTGTTCATCAATTCTACCATCAGCCTTCTTCAAATACGTAATAAATAAATATCTCATTGTTAATCCTTAACTTGTCAATTCTACCATTGTAGCCGCTAAGTTAATCTCGGGTATACCTACTAAACTTAGATTAGCTAACCCATTACGAATTATAATGATACTAGCATCACGTTTCTCATTTGTCTTACCCCACAAATCTAAATTATTGTACATCCAGCGATAGATATCTTCTACTCTTGCTGGATTCAAACTTAGATATTGCATTAGTTGTTGACGACCTTCAAGTATTTTACCAGACTTGAACAATTGTGTAGCTTCTACTAATAATCCATCTTCGCTATTACTAGCACTTAACGGTGGCAATAATTTGCCTGTACTACTATTTACTTGAAGTTGATTTAAACACTTACGTAAATCAGGATACGTAGCACCTACATATGTATCTAGTATATCTAAATCAAACTCTACATTCTCATTAACTAGTACTGTAGCCGCACGTGCTGTAAATTCTGTCTTATCCGTTTTACTTATGTGAACTTCATGGCATCTGCTCTTAAGTGCTGGTATAATTCTATGACCATAGTTACATGTTAGAATAAAACGTGCAGTCATATGATATGCTTCCATATCATTACGCAATGCTGCCTGACCTGCTGGAGTTAGATAATCTGCCTCGTCCAATAATACAACTTTGAATTTACCAAAAGGCATTGTCTGCACGAAACCAACAATACGGTCACGCACTATATCAACACTATTCTCTCGACTAGCATTGATTTCTAATACGTCATATTCGTTAATACCAAGTTCATGTATCAATACTTTGGCTAGTGTAGTTTTACCAGTACCCGGGTCACCGCTCAATAATAGATGCGGAATAGACTCATCTTTAATCCAACCTACTACTTGTTCACGTTGTCTACTATCAACAAACACATAATCTTCTACTGTGTTTGGGCGATACTTTTCTACCCAAAGATTGTTCTTCATTATTTTCTATCACCAAAAAGTTGTAACAAGTTAATAAACAAGTTAATAAAATCCATATACAAAGTTAATGCACCTCGAACTTCTGCGACCGGAGTAGCATCTACACTTAATTCTTCACGAATCTTTTGTGTATCATACGCTGTCAATCCTAAAAAGATAATGATAGCTATTGCAGAGATTACCATTTGCATTACAGTGCTGCCAATAAAGATGTTAACGATACTAGCAATTACAATTGCAATCAATCCAACGAACATAAACTTGCCTAGACTATCTAAACTACGTTTGGTAAAGTATCCATAAAAACTCATAACACCAAACAATATTGCCGCACCCATAAATGCCGATACAATACTTCCCATAGTGAATATTGCAAAGATAGTAGCAAAACTTAATCCCATCAATGCCGCAAAACCATGTAAACATAATTGTGCTACGCTTTTACTAGGATCATTAGCCAGTACCGCAGAAATACCAAATATTGCAACAAGCGGGGCAAAAATCACAATCCATTTAGTCACACCTGTGAAAAAGAATTGCAACAATTCCGGGGTAGTTCCCACCCAGTAACTAACCAGCATTGACATAACAACTGCTAGGCTCATATGTCCATAGACACGACCCATTGCATTGTTAATTTCTTCCGCTGAACGGTATGTAGTTGTGTATACATTTTCATAAATCATTTTATTTCCTTAACATTTCATAAGTTATAATGTGTGCAATACTTTGACCTAAGTCTTGCTCACTGTTGATAATATGCAATCTACGGTCACTTCTGTCATTCTTTTCATCATACTGACTATATTGCATAACATAGCCACCAACTGCATTCATAATGGTAAAATTCATACCATGATTGTCAATATCTCTATCTATAATTGATACTACACGATTGGATCGCTCTACCGTATCTTCTTCAAAGATCCAACTACGTAATTTACTTTTTAACCATCTCATTACTGAACCTTTGTAGTTTCTGTAGCATTGTCATATCCACGTTGATAATCATCTGCATCCGCTTCTGCATCTTCAATGTCTGCATAGGGGTTAAAAAACTTCTCACCTGCTAAACCCGATGCATAACCCTGCGCATAGGGTGCTTCTGCGTATAGTTCTATTTTTACTTTTTTCTTAGTCATTGTTTTTTCTTCCTTCTTACCTTCTTTTGGTCTATCAAACGGCCACTTAGCAGTTTCTACAGTAGACGCAAGTTCAGGGCCCCAAGGCCACTGTGTGGGTTTTTCTAGCATTGCTCTTGCCTCAGCCTCACTAGAACTATCCACAACTTCATCCGTATCCATATTTTCAATAATCAAATCACAATCGATAATCATTTCACATTCATCCTGACTCCAGCCATGTTCTTCTAGGTCAAGCCAAGAATTTTCTTCAAAGAATTCTTCTAGCCAGGCCTGTGTTTCTTCATCACACTCATCCATGTCCTGTTCTTCCCAACAACCGTCGCTAGTTTCAACTAGTTCGGCTTCGTATCCACAGTCATAGATATCTACTCCGGAGCTGATATCAGGTGGATTTTCATCTTCTGTATAAACAGTAAATTCTCCCCAGCGCCAGCCAGTTTCAACCATTAGTTTGTTATTATCTTTGGTAAAATAATTACGCTCAATAATTGATTTCTTCCATTCGGGTTTAACACTCCATGTTGCCATTTTAAAATCCTTTATCACTCATTGTTAAATCATTGACGGGTTCGTCTGATATAAGAAGTATATCATTAGAATCGACTCTACGCAACGTGTGTTTACCCGTTTCATCTTCGATATCTATACCCCTTGTCCAACGTCCATGACTAATATAAATCCATTTACCCACTTCAATGTCATTATCCGTAAACTCAGGACCTAATGCATATACTTGTGCCCAACGTGGTCTAATGCCTTCACTACGCATATCATCGTTTAGTAATACAATTCCAGCAGACGTAATACGTTCACTAAATTGCATATCTGCTACAATTATATGTTTCCCCAATGGTTTGAATTGGCTTCTATTAAATTTGTGTGGTTCGAATGCTAATTTCACTTTACTACATCCTCATCATCTTTAAATAATTCTTTTTCTTCCTCAGTGAGGCTATCATCTGGGGGTATAGGTACATGTTCTCCGATTGGGATATTTGTGCCCTGATTAATTACAGTCTGATTATATTTTCGTCTAACCCGTTGTGTAGCATCAGTAATTACTTCATTGTTGCTATTTAGAATATCTCCTCGGGCATTAACATTCATATTACCGACGGCTCTTACTTTTTCATTGCGTCTTGCAATTGACGCCATATCTATTGATTTTCCTAGTGCTGATTTATTAACCATATGTACTCCTTATTTTAAAAACTCATCTATGGATAAATCATATTGAATACTATTTATCCTATGTATACCTAATAGGTAAAGAACATAACTACTTACGCTACTTCCCCTACCTACTCCCCAAACGACACTGTGTGTTTTCATAGTATCTACTAGATACTTACAATATCGCAACAATGAAAACATGTTCCGTTCTTGAAACATTATTAATTCTTGCCCAACACGTTGTAATTCATGTTCTGTCACACACAAATCTAATACCCATTTAGCAATATCTAAAGTTTTATATTCATCGGGCATATACCAATTGTCATGCAAATGACAGTCAAATTCTGTAATTGATATATCTAAGGGTTTGTATACTTCTAAAACCGGTTTGTTTGTTAACTCTAAATCATCGCTAAAATCTATAGATGAACTGACAAGCCCATTATATAGTTGCAAGTTTGGATTTTTTAGGTAGGCTACACAAATATCTATTTCTTCTAATACTTGTCTACCATATATGTCAGTGTGCATAACATATTATACTATAGTAATCATTGAATTGTCAAATTTTATTTGTCCGTTTTGTTATCAAAATTGGCAAATACAATTTCACTGCTACTCGTATTCTTTATAAATGGTTCTTTTTCTTTGTATTCCAAATTGACTTCATACCAATCTGTAGTGGGTTTGTGTAGTTTTACAATCTTATTACCTTTACCAGAAACGGTATAATTGTTTATTTTGGTTGAGGAATCATTCCACCAACTTTTTACTGCAAACGGGCCGGTGTTGTCTTCTAAGCTATGTAAGCAACTAACATTATCGCTCATCCTAGAACCAATCGATATGTCAGTGATTACTAGCCTACCCTCTGTGATTGCGTTTAATTTTTCTAAAAGCATAATACCCACAATTTGGTCATATGGTTCTTCAGGTAAAACACATACTCTCATATCAGCATTTAAATATTTTTCAATCGTTTTAGTCTCTACATCATGTACAAGTACACTATGTTCCAAACAGTCGCTTAGATAATATTTTATTCTGTCTAATGCTATATTTTGTTCTTTGATGGATGATGTCTCTACATTAAAATTGAGGTCAATATCATATAGATTCATATAAAATTCACCTGTAAAGTGTACACCCATTTGTAGGTCAAAGCTACGATATATTCTTGCTGTCATTGTTTATCTTTTTGAATTTGAATTTTATTTTGGATGTTTTGCTTTTTGTAAATATCATCCATTCGTTTATTGTATTCCGTTCTATAACTATCCAAAACCATTATAATCTGATGATTCATGGCTTGGTTATTCATCCTAGATGAAAAGGATAGTTTGCTGGTTAGGTCAGTAATTTTATCCTGCAAATCTTCTATAGAAAGATGAGATAAATCATTGATAAACGGATGTTGCATGTAAATATTTAGATGCAAATAGGCACAGCGAAATTTTAAGTGGGTGCGTTTACTAGAGCACCGTCAGCGGTCATTTTCCAAATAGTTGTGGAGCCGTCGTAGTTAGCACTACATACGTATATACGTGTGCCGTCGGTGCATATACTACCTTTGGTATCACCTTGTTTACCCAATCCAGTCGGGGTTCTAATCTCAATCGAACTAGTTTTACGTGGTCTATTTAATGGTTGTACATCAATAGTTGCTCCGCAATCTAGACTAGACAATCTCAATTGAATTTCTTTGGCGCCTGCAGGCACACCGATAGTATTGGTATGAACTATTCCTACTCCACCGGGGGCAACATTAGTATCAACTGTTATTTGAATTGGAGTACCGTTCATTAACCTACTGCTATAATTTTCACATGAACGTATGCTACCAGTACAACCCAAAGTTATATCACCACTACTATTGTAACTAGTGTTTGGGAAATTTAATTTTGCAGTAGGTTGAGCAATAAACAAACGTAATTCAATGCTACTCAGTGTGAGGCTAGGGCTCCACCCAGCTAGAATAAAGTTAGTATCGCCCACAACCACTCCAAAATGCACATCTGCTTTACTAACATCTACAATAATAGTTTCTGGATCAACTGGCATTGATCCTCCCATATTATAACTAGTACTGCGAAAACCCTTAGTTGCCATATTACTAACAATAACGTTAGCCATATCATTGTCGAGCGCAGAACCGTTTAATGCAGATTTTAGAATTACTTTGTTTTGCAGGTCTGAAAGTTCAGATGACGCAGTATCTAAATTTGATTTGATAATAGAAAAATTATCCCTAAAACCCTGAGTACTGTTGTTTATGCCCGGGGTTGGGTAGTTTGCATCTATTGAATTTGTGTTTATGTTGCTCATACTTTAATCTCTTTTTATATTTATTGTTCGTAACTACCCGGCATAATTGTTTTTCTAGGAAAAATAACAGTTATGTCATGTTTATCTAATGGGTTTGGTACAGGGTTTGCGCTTGGTAATTCGTTCCATGCCGGAACAGATAAGTTAGTGTTCCAATTATAACTAGTACTCTTGTCAATCAAATATCTATCAACAATAAATTCTATCTCATTCAATGTATGTCCCCATCTATTAATGATGTTATTTACAACTAGTTCTCCGTAACCTGGAATTACATAGCAAATAACCCAGGCAGGAATATAACCCAATGTCCCGCCGTCTAGTTGTTGACTGGTCATCCACTTTGGTAATAATTCAATATCATTATCCTGCCCAATATTAGTGGTTACTTCATTACGCATGTTGGGGAGGCTAGCTGGATATAATTTATTAGTTTTTCCCGGAGAAAGATTAACATTGTAATTTCTATAACTAATGTGTAAGTCTCTATTATTAATTGTGTATGGGCCTTGTTTAAGACTCACGTACTTTGGCCATCTGATTTCTTTCGGTATGCTTTCCCCATATGAATTAACTAGGTCATCAATAATTTCACTGTATATAACTTCATATATAATATTAGAGTTACTGTCTCTTGCAACAGCAATTTTATAATCTCCCAATAATATCTTACGTTCATAATGACTTTGTTGAATAGCATTTGTATAGTTTTGCACATCTGTTGCTTTCATACCATAAGCATGAATATAATTTACGCTAGTTGCTTTGCCAAAATAAGGGTCATTCGGTCTATATAAAACTGGTGAGGGTATTACAGTTTCATCTGTTAATAACGATTTTATTAATCTTTTTCCGGCTATATTACTTGAAGCCTTTATATAGATGTTTTCTAAAGGTATAGGATATTTTTGATAAACACTCAATAAGAATTCTTTGGTTGATCTAAGCAACGGGTACTGAGAACTATATGCAGTAATTGCAAATTTATAATTAGTTGATGATCCAGCTGATAATAACTTTGTTGTAGGTTGTTCTGCTATTCTACCTACTAATTCACCGGTGTCTAATAATTCTAAATGTAACGGTAGACTACCATATTCTATTTTATATTTTAACGTATAGTTAGATGAGGCTTGCACGTATAACTGACTTATAGCACCGTTATTGATAGATCCTAAGTCACTTGAACTAACCCATTGAATGTCTCTGGCAACTTGATTTATAACAGTGAGTTTAAAAGTGTGTATCCCGCTATTAATAAATTCGTTAGTGGCTTTTTGTACTACTACACTAAATTCATAATTTACTAAACCGGCTGCTGGCAGTGTTGGCGTACCTGTTATCCATCCTGTAGTTACATCTCCGGTTAAACCAGGTGGAAGTTTTAAGTACTTGTACGTTATTTGATTATTATCAAAATCATGCCCTATTACTTTAAATGAAAAGAAATCACCTGTTGTGAAATCTGGTAACATGCCATTGGGTGGTAAATAATAATTATAGTAACTATCTGTTTTTGATATTGGATATACTAACGGGGTTGAATTTAATATTGCCGGATTTCTAGAGTTGGGTGGATTATTTAATCTGTGATTTTTTACCCCAATAGAGTATGTTACATTATCAATTCCCAATGAATTGAATAATTGCAACGTGAATGTATACGTTCTAGTAGTGGGACTGCCATCGAATAATAAAGGTGCTCTAGGGTAACCCAATATTCTACCAGTTGACAATAGCTGTAGGCCCGGGGGCAATGATCCGGCTGCTAATGATATTACTGTTTCAAGTTCAGGAATATCATTATGATATTGTATTTGATAGTCAAAAAATATACTATCTACTACATCTAATATCTTACCGGGTTTAGTAGTAAATTTAGGAGCTCCGGATCCTACTAAAGTAACATAGAAGGTTCTATCGGCTATATTATTAAATTCGTCTATTGCCCTTACTGTGAAGTTGAATATAGTTTCGGTAGCAATAACTTTTGGAGTACCGGTTAAGTAACCACTATATAATTCAATTTGTACTGGTTTGGTGTCAACACCTTCAGGTAGATACCCACTTACAACTTCATAATGAATGCGTGTTGCAGGAGATACAGGAAATGCAGATAATTGTATTTTTAATGGTTGGTTACTAGAATATTTACCTAAATCTCCGGATGGGGTATGCCATGTTGGCTCTGACATATTAATGTCCTTCTAGTAAATCTAACGCTATATGGTAATGATGTTTTCTATCTTCTAAACCAATTGTACCGCCGTTAATGCGTTTAGTTAACAAAACAAAATCATCTTTATCGCAGATGCTATTTAAATTGTTATTATCCCAGAACCAACCTGCACTAGATACTGCACCTGCGGGAGTTTCTAGATATTCGACTGTTTCCTCAATACTGATACCCAGATCTTCTGCAAATTTAGTATAATTAGCACGACCGGTTAGTTGTATTAACCCTCGTCCACAGAAACGATAACCATCACCTGAGGCCTCATCACCGTTACTCATACGATTGGCATATACACGATTAGCAATTTTTTCAGGCTTACGTTCATATTGTTTTGCGAATTCTTCTGTGGGGAAATATTTTTTGAAAGTACCCATCAAACCCTTAGCACTGTAGTTTAAATTTTCTTTAACGAAATTAAAACCACCTGACTCATGTGCAGTTTGTGCAACGAATGCAGCCGCACGATGCATGTTATCATACATATCATAATATTCTGCTACCTCATGCAATGGTATTGCATATAATTCAAGTACTGACTTTTTAGTCTTTGGGCACAATTTTTGTAATAATTCTACTGTTATCATTTTTTACCTTCCAATGTATTTTTTATTTCTTTAACTTCTGCACGTAGTTCTTTGATACCTTCAATTAATAATGGAATTAATCTTTCATAATGTACAGTCCAGTATTTATTGTCAATTGGTGCGGGTACAACTATGTCACAATCAGGAAGTTGTGTTTGAACTTGTTGTGCGGACACACCAACTTGACGATGTTTAGTATACCCTAATGACTCTGCTAATTCATTTTCTTCATAATAGAAACCACTTAGTTCATCAATCTTATCTAGTGCATTTTCAATATTACCAAGTTTAGTTTTTAATCTGTCATCAGAATAATACGCAGTAATATTGTTAGTAGCATGAATTTGTCCGGCTGACACGGGTGCGGTACCAATGCCCAAAGAACTAAATTGAACACTAGCACCGGTGCCAATTGCTTGTGGTGGAGTATACTGTGTTGTTAAATATCCTGGCTCATTCGTAAATGAACTTAAAGAAGTAGGTTTACCTGTCACACCAGTCCACGGTACACTACCCGCACTACCCGCACTACCTGCACTGTCAGCATAACCTACTCTCACCTCAGCATGTATAGTTGTAGTTGATGTAGCATCTACATCACCTTGATATCCACGCAAGAACCAATGTGTACCTGTCCAATAATTTTGTAAATTATAATTGCTATTATCCTCGGAACGATATAATCGTGTTGCGCCTGGGCGAAGTGATGATTTCCACATACCAGATTGTCCGGTAATATTTGCGGCTGCGACACTTTTTGCAACTACGTTAGATAAACTTGCACCATCACCACTAAAGCTAGTAGCAGTAACAGTACTATTACTGCTAAATGCACCACCCAATGTTAAACTACCTAATGTTCCGACACCAGTAATATTAGTATATACACCTGAAGGTAACCCGTTAACTGTTGTTATATTACCTGAACTAGTAGCACTTGCAACACTTAATGTAGAAACAGCAGTTGCTAAGTTAGTTAATTTAAGAGTAGCATCAATACTGCTATTATCAATATTTACCCCCTTCAAATTAGTTATACTTGAACCATTACCAGTAAACAATGTTGCAGTAAATATTTTACCAGCAACATCACCGTTAGCATACAGTGATGTATTCCCGTTAATGTCTACTTTACCTGTAAATGTACCATCTAATGATTTTAATCCACCTTGGAAATTAGCTACCCCGGACGTTACATCCAATCCATTTTGACCAGTGATTTTACCACTAACATTGTGGCTACCGGCAAGAATCATACTGCCACCAACAAGATTACCACTAACTACTAAACCATTACCGCTTGATTCTACCGTGCCCAGTGTTGTAATAGTACCATTTGTTCCTGCCATTGTTACTGTAGTTGTGTTACAAGTTAGTACAGTATATTCTAAATTATATCCGATTGGTACAAAACTCTTTAATACTATTTTTTGTCCAACATAGAAAGGAGCAATACCTTGGTCTGCGAATGTTAATGTTATTATACCTCCGGCTGCAGTAGCTTGTGATACTGAGACTGATACCCCGACTGTAATTTCTTGTGTTACTGAATGTTTTCCGCCCACACGTACTAATCCAGCCGCTACTAGTGCAGTACCGGTTGCATTTCCAGTAAGAGAAATAATACCACCAGTAACACTATTAATAGCAGTAATATTACCAATGCTTGCATTACCTTGCAATGACAATACACCGTTAACTGTTAAACTAGTTCCGGCAGCCCCGGGTGTACTACCAAATGTCGCAGTGTTACCGCTAAATTTATCTGAAATAACATTACCGTTTACAGTATGATCTCCTCTGACTTTCATACTACCAACGTTAGCATCATTTGTAACAAACATACTTGCATCAAAGTTAGCATTATTTGTAACTTGCAAGTTTAATGCCTTATGTTTGCCTTTAGTTTCACTATCATTGTCAATAACAATATAACCAGCTGTGTGTGTACCGGTCATATTAAGATTACCTGCACTCATACTAGTATAAGCAGTAGAATTACCTACATAATGTGTACCAGTGACGTTAGCATTACTAGTAGTATGTCGACCGGTCATTGTTAAATTACCACCAGTCATTACAACGTTACTAGAACTATCACCTACAAAATGTATGCCGGTTACGTTTGCATTGGTAGTAGTATGTCTGCCAGTCATTGTTAAATTACCGCCAGTCATTACAACATTAGCACCTGCAGTCCCTACAGTGTGTGTGCCGGCCACTGATGCATTTAAATTAATACTTAATGTATTTGCGGTATGCGTACCTCTAGTTATAGTAGTAGTTGAGGAGTGAGTTCCCGTAACATTGGCATCATTAGTAGTTAATGTACCTATGACACTTGCATTACCGTGAGTACTATTACCAGTAATTTCAGCATCAGCGTTAATTTTTAAATCACGTGCAGTATGTGTACCTACTGTTTCGCTTGTTGCGGCTTTATGTAATCCGGTTACGTTTGCGTCTACGGTAGTATGTAACCCAAGAACGTTTATATTACCGTGACTACTATTACCGGTGATGGTAGCATTTGTGTTAACCGTTAATGTATTTGCGGTATGAGTACCTCTAGTTACTGTAGTAGTTGCAGAGTGTGTTCCGGTAATATTTGCATTAAGACTGGTTAATAATCCTACTATACTTGCATTACCAAGACTACCGTTACCAGTGATTGTTGCATTAGTATCAATTTGTAATATGCTTGCAGTATGTAATCCGGTAGTAATACTACTACCTGCTTTGTGACTACCAACATTTGATTCACCTGATGTAAAGAAATTACCAGCAGTATGAGTCCCTGTAGTAAATCCTATCAATGCACGATGTGTACCTTGAATATTAGCATTAGTACTAACAACAAGTTCGTTTGTAGTATGTCTACCGGTTGTATTAATATTTCCTGCGGCAATAGTACCAAGCCCAACACTAACATTGGCAGCAGTTAAATTGCCATCGGTAGTAAGATTAGCCGCAGATAAATTACCAGTACTGATTGCCCCTGCTGTAACAGTACCTGTTATATTGGCACCACCGGTAGATACTAATAATCCAACGTTAGCAGTACCGCTAGTTAATAAACTACCAACACTAGCAAATCCACCAGTTGATAAATTACCAGCAGTTATTGTTCCGCCAATACTAGCAAATCCATCAGATGACAAATTACCAGCTGATATATTACCGGTGACAGTTGCATTACCGCTAGATAGTAATCCAACACTAGCTGTTCCGGTGGTTGATATATTGCCTACCGTTGCATTACCTGTAATAGTTGCATTACCACTAGCATTTAATGTAGTGACACCTATTACGTTAGCTGAAACTGTTCCGGTGGTTGATATATTGCCACCACTAATATTACCAATAGCACTTACTGTACCTGCAGGATCTAATACAACATTACTACCACCGGATGATATGATACTGGTCGCTTCAACACGACCTGTTAATAAATTAGCTGATTTAACGTTACCGCCGATGTTTGCATCTTTAGTTAAACTTAATGCACCGGTTGATACTAAGTTTCCACCTGATACATTACCTGAAATACTTAATAGATTACTAGTCTTATCAAAAGTTAATCCGGGAACCGCCGCAGAGTTACCACCATCATTAAATGTAATCTGTCCGGTTGAACCCGGAGCTTGTAATGATGAGCCGGCTGGGATAATAACGTTACCGGTAATAGTAGGAGCACTAAATGCACCAGTGACAGAGACATTACCGTCCACTGTAGTACTACCAGTAATAATCATATTACCAGTAGTCATGTCACCAGTGACAGTTAATCCTTCTAATATACCAACAGTTGTAATACCCGGTTGACTTGATGTAGTTAGTTCTCCTTGAATAAAGCCGGCAGATACATTACCTGCATTTACGTTTCCACTTACAGTAAGACCACTAGGATTTAAAACAGTATTACCAACTTGTAGTGCTGGCATTATAATATTGTAACCATTATTGGTTATGTTTAAATTACCAATAGTAATAGTAGGAGTCACCACGCTAGTTGCAATTACACTTGGTGAAGTTATTGCTGTTATTGCTGTCAATGACGGCACACTTACAACACCACCTGTTGCAGAAATTAATGAACCGCCCAGATCAATTGTGTTTCCACTTAGATACAAATCTTTCCAACGTCTTGTTGGACTACCTAAATTATATGTTACATCTATACTGGGAACTAAACTTGATGTGACACGATTTGTTACGTTTAAATTAGCAACTGTTATATTACCAATTGTTGCATTTGCTGTTGCTATATTACTTGATAAATCTATTACAAACGGTGTAGCCCAACTACTAATAGTAGCAGTATTACCCGATGCTACCCCTACTCCAATACGTAAGTTCGTACTTGTCTGTATCGAAATATTGGGAATGTTTGCAGATATCGTTATAGTACCGGTCTGTCTATTTTGTCCAAGGCCAGGACCTGTAATAACTTGTGTTACACCTGACGAAATAGTAGTTGTATATAAGTCTGTAAAATTTTGTTGTACTTTTTCGAAAGCGGTTCTTATCGCATCCGCCCCCGGATCATTTGGGAAAGAACCAAAATCAATATTTTGTTGTGCCATATCTATATCACCTTATCTAGTATTTATCATTTAACTAAATAGCAATAACCAAAAAATAACCCGGCGAACCGGGTTATTAAAAATGCGGATTTTTATTATTTTATTCCGCTTAATTTCCTAAAATCTACTAATAAATCACTAGATTGTTTCATCAGTTTTGTTTCCATTGTAACTTTTTGAACGTTACCTGTAGCTTGACTATTTTTAGGTCTATGCATATCATTTCCCATACCCAATAGTGCTTTTAATTGCGCTAATTCTTCATGACCAGTCTCATTAGCATATCCTTCTTCTACTTGTTCGTCACCGCATGTGTGACCTTCATACATTGCTGACCCGCATTCGTTGCACGTTTCATGGTCATGACCTTCTTCTATTTCATCTTCTTTAACTGGGTATTTTTTACCATCAACTTCAAAATTGTCTTGGTGGTTTTTTATAGCATCAGCACGATTTCCACTGAATTCATTACCTTCTTCAACTTCATCTTCCGGAAGCGGTGTGCTACCACCTGGATACTCCGCTGTTAATTCGGATATAGGATCTCTATTAGATCCAGCTGGTTTTGGCATCATTCCTCCTAGACGTTTAGCGTCATCTGCACTAGATGCTCCGCTAGGATTTGGTACAGGTACTAGATTTTCATCTACTTCCTCTTCATCACCTTCTTCAGACTCTTCACCTGAATCATGTTCTTCATCACTATCAGCTGGTTGTAGTGCTGTATCTTCGGAACCTTCTTCATCTTCGTAGTCACTACCATGACCGCCATCCATAGAACCTTCTTCACCACCTATGCTAATGCCAGTCATTTTTTTAATCAATGCTAGCATGTCACTATCATCACCAACTACAGTAGGAGACATTTCTGGCTCTGTTCCGTGACCTGATGGATTGTCATGCATAGGTGCACCGTAATTGCTTTGTGGTTTATCACCACCAAATACACCTAGACCAGCTTGTCTAACAATAGACAATAGTTCTTGTGCATCTGCATCAGTAGCATTGATACTTACTGAATCAGGACTACCTTGTTGACCAGTACTGCTTGATACAGTAATGCCTTCATTTAATAAAGAATTTAATTCTTTTTCCCAATTTTCTAATTGAATATCTATCATATTTTTACTTTCTGTCATACTAAATGGACTTAAACTTTTTAAGAAACCACTAGTTTTTTTACCCATTGATTGGGCTACATCAGTAGCCATATTACTGGCAGCACTGATCGGATCAGCCTTCCACGGAGTATGCTGTTTTGGTGCTTGTGCAATTTCAGCATGTTGTCTTACTATACTTGGTTTATTAGCATCTAAATAATGCTGTGTATGCTGACCTTCATCAGTCATTTTCTTTTTAGCATGACCGTGTATGTTTAAAAATGCTTGAAGTTTATCACTGCAATGTCCTGTTGTATTGAAATGCTCAATATCTTGTTGTAATTCAGCCAACATATCTTGCATTTCATCATTGGTTTCACCCATCATTTCATTGAAACTTAAACTTTCTTTAACTTTCTTTTTAGTACGTAGTGCTTTGAAGTCAGCACTAGTTAATTTACCTTTTGGTGGTGCAACATCTAAGTTATCTTGATCACCTGGTAAATCTTTTGCTTCTGATACTTCATTGTCATACTTGTCATACTTGTTACGGATAGTATCTAATTTCTTTTCACTAGCACCATCACGTCCTGCTTTAGCTAATGCTTGCATACCTTCTTTACCGTACTTTTCATGTCCTTTGGCAGCACGACTCATTGTTTTCTTTTCTGCGGCTTCCAACTTTAATGGATTCAATCTATTATCATCGCCTGGTCTTCTACCACCAAGTCCTGTGCCGCCGCCACGACCTGTACTACCACCAGGTGTACTCATTGGAATACGTCCTACTTTTGTATCAGTCACTGCTGGCTCAACTTTTGAAGCAAGACGACGGTCACCTAAGGAAACAGTTTCTTTTCCACTTTGTTTGAAACTAGGATTTTTATCGTAGAAGTCCTGATGTTGTTTATTCATACGAGATGTGTTCAAGTCGGGTTGTCCGTATCGTTGATTCAGATTATCTTTATGTTCTTGATTGCTAAATTTTCCAGGGTTAGACAGACTGATTTCTTCCCCTTCTGTTGCTGATTTTTTCAATGCACTAGCAGTCGGGGCTCCTTTGCTACCCGGCTTACGCATACGTTCACTGCTACCATTTTTAATACGTTCACGTTTGGCATGTATATTAGCCCATAGACCTTTACCTTCTTCCGTCATACCCTGTGAACTATCACCGGAACTTAATGCACTAGCAACACGTAGAGCCGCGCTAGTTGGAATAGGTTGATTTAATGCCGGTCTACCATCTGGACCAATTACTTGTTGTAATTGTGTATTTTGTTGTGGGATAGGCTTTGTAACATACTGACCATCTTCATTTAGTGATTTTTGTTCAGATGCTTCGATCCAATCTTTTAAACTATGCTTAACAGATTTTTTACCAACTTCATTGTTTGGCTTTTTACCTAGCATCGCTTGGATACCAGAGGTGTCATGTTTGATATCTGCGCCAGTAGAATCTTTAGCCGCCTTAGTAGGGCGTCCACGCTTTTTAGGAGCATCATTCTTTTTATCTGCCGCACCTTTATTTATTTTACCAACTTTATGTCCATATTGGTCACGGACATCTTCTTTGCCATGACTGGAACCATAAGTACCTTTATGCTCACGACCTGTAGGAGTTTCTTTTGTTTCACCCTCACTAATGGTGTACATTGTTTGTAGTAGGCTTCTCAAGTTCATTATTTTAATCCTTGTTTTCTATCTAATTTATCTTCCATGCGAGTCAGTTGTTTTTGTAGTTCAGCAAACGTTGTTTTCATATCATCCATTTTTGCACTATTTACTTCAACTTTAGTATCTAACTCTGCAATTTTACTGTCCATCGTTAAATACCCTGTACCGCCCATACTACAAGCGCCAATTAAAATCCATGTTAGTTGGCTAGAATTAAAGTCAATCATTTACGTGCTCCTGTTGCTGGTTTTGGTGGAAGATTAATTTTACTCATGGGGCTTTGTGTTTGCATTCCTTCTTTACTCTTGTTAGGAGCTGTTGGAGTTTTCTTGCCCTCATATGGAATATCAATACTTGGTCTCTTAGGTAATACCTTGTCCAAGTATTGATTTGCATAATCTTTATTAGCTTGCTTACCGTCATCAAGTAATTCTGGATTTGTCAATAACGGTTTGTCGCTTCTATCTTCATTGGAATATCTGTCATTCTCTGCATTAATGCTATCATTATAATCAGTTGTCGTAACTCTGACATTGTTTATATTGCATCCTAATTGTTGTGCAACTTGTTGAATCATTGGTTCAGTTGCAGGATATTTGAATTCAGCTTTAATAATATGAATCATCTGATTCTCTAATTCAGGAAATCCATATGGATCTTTTTGAATCGGAGTCGTCTTTGGATCTTCAATCTTGACGGGATCAAATTTACTTAGATTGTAAGTGAACATGTCAAAGAAGTTTTTATCAACATCGCCGGCGATTTTGATAGTATAATTGTAAGTTCTAACACTTTCTGTTAGGTAATGACGAAGGCTTTTCATTGTATTATTCCTATATAATATTTATCTTTATTACGTTTTTTTGCTTGCCAATATGGATCTTAGTAATTCATTTCTATCTAATAAATTGCCTTCGCCCAATGGGGTATTTTCAATTTCTTCAGTTTTACTAGATATTTTATGGTCTAATTGTGCTTTTTTCATCTGCAAATCAATCATTTTTAATTTCTTATTGATTTTAGCTGTCTTAGCAGTAATAGCATGACCCAACATTGTACCAGCACTATTAAATATTTCACTAGCAAAACGACTATCGACTTGCATTCCCAAATCCATCAAGTCTTTATAGCTGTTCTTAGCTAATTCCGCTAGTTCATCCATTTCAGTATCGCTGGCTTCTAGTCCACGCACTTGTGGTAATGCGTTCTCAATTTTTTCTAAATTACTATAGGCTTCTTGTGTATATGTTTGAATTTCTGCGTTTTCAATGAAATCATCGTTGACCTCACTTTCGTCTTTCGGTAGTTCAAATAATTCTTCTAACTTTTTTGTCATTCTACTATCCTATAATAGTAGTATTTATTACTTGCGTGAACCGTTTCTAAACAAATCTTCTTCTGTGATAACTCTGAATACAAACTTGTTGTGGGCACAATATGCTTTAGCACTTGCCCACTTAGCATGATTTACTGCTACTACGGCCCTGTCACGGGCATTTGCTACCTTACTTTCAATTAAACTTTGTTTTTTAGGTTTAATTTCAACAACCTCAGCCTGTTGCTTTCCAAATTTATTTTCATAAACTATAAAAAAATCAGGGATATAGTTAGCCATTTTACCTGTTAGCGGGTGGCGATAGGGGATAGTTATAGCTTCACTTGCCCACTTTAATACATTTTTATTTTTATCACAAAATTGCATGAAAGTTAATTCCCAACCACTTCGATATTTAGGGCGATGTTTACCTATATATTTTTCGAGATTTGTGGGTATGAATATACCCTGTGCATAGTTAGCCATTAAATTAAAACGTTACGTTGAACGTTATCATTGGGTTGTGGTACTACACTTATACCATACAATGCTGTTTTGCTTTTTATAGCATTTAGATAAAATATCATCGTAGCATTGGCTTCTATTTTAGTCTTTGCATTACCCTTCATATACTCAATTAAGTCTAAGGGATTATCACCGGTAATATTTGATATTCTGAAAATCATTGATGCAAAATTACTAGAAATATTTTCACTTTTGCTAACGTCAAAAAAATAACTCTTTACTATCTCATACTGGTTAGCATCTATGACTATATCAGAATTATAATAACTATCAAATATTTTAACAGTGTTGTCTAATATTGACTTTGGTGCATCTAATGTATTACCCATATTATCTTGGTCCTGTGTAGTCTTTTGGATAGTATCCGGTTGATTTGCCTATACCTTGTGTCAGACTGGTTTGTGCATTATTTATTAATGAGCTAGGTGATGGGAAGCCAAAATTGACATTCCTATTAGGCGTACCTTTTAAATAATCACTAGCCGCACCAAATGCATCACCCTTAATAGCATTAACTATTGCACCGGGTTGTGCGAATGTCTTTGTTAATTGTCCTGTTTGTTTAATAGCACCAATATAATCACCGCTAGCAAGTTTATCCATTACTCCACCGGCACCATCAAGTAATCCACCTTGACCAAGAATACTACCATTACTACCTGCGGCAGCAATAGGACTTACCGTTTTGTCATAATGCCCTAATGAACCAAATTCTTTAACAATCTCTTCTGGTTTCTTACCATCTACTGCACCAGTATAATATTGTACAGTTTCATATTGTAATGTCATTGTATTTTCCATGACACCACTACCTTCAGCATAATTGTAAGTATCATGTGTGAAACTTTCAATTATAGGATTTATCAGTCTGTACAATGTAAAATTGTGATTATTAAAACCATATATGTTTATTGCTCTAAAGAACGGAACTTTGTATTCTTCGCCTTGCGTTAGACTTTGAGGTTCACCGACATAACCCCAATCGTCACTATTAGATATATCTTTTTGATATAAATTGCGTTTGTTTATATCAATATTATTCACGCCGTTTCTATTTGCAGGGGATCTTGCGCCTACGAAACTAGCTTTCTTTTGAGCATTTAATGGGTCAGGCTGAACACCATCTTTATAATAATATGTATAATACGCATGCCATAACTTAGTAATCAATCCACTATTAGTGTCATGCATTGTTATATTAACTGGATCATATTTTATTTTAGTTTGAACAATACGTTTACGATTGTATTGATTCATAGTGTGTACATCAAAACTGTATTTAGGAAGTTGTACTGTTTTTACTGCTAGACCATAGTTATGATCTTCTGGAATGTTTGGAACATTTGCGCTACTGATTCCGTCATTTATATCAAAATATACATGAAATAAAAATTTAAATCTAGGGGAATATGCTTGTGTGTCTGGTAGAAAGGTTTTACTTGCGTGAGTGTAATCACGCAAGTAATCATTACCGAAAAATCCCTTTACGGCGTCGGTTAATAGATTTTCAACGAAGCCGTTTGCCATTTATTATCTTGATGAGCCGATACCAGTTACCGATCCGCCACCAAATGCACGACCAACTTGTACACCAAGACCCGAACTCAATGGGCTTTGTATTGCATTATCAAAACGAATACTTAACTGAATTGTTGCTGGTTCATTGCTCTTATAATCTAAGTTATTGTAGTTTGCAGATTTAATAAAGCAGCCATACAATTCCCATGCTTCTAAAACGTTTGGAACCAATACACCATTACCACCGTCTAATATTTCATAATTAATTTGAAATTTATAATCTTGTCCTGTTGCCGCACTTGCTTGTTCAACAAAGTCAAATTGCTTTTGTAATTGTTGACCAACTAGTTTACTGACGTTTCCTGCCGCATCATCACGCAAGTTAATTTGTGTCTCTTGCCATGCATGTTTACCAGCTAGATATACTTTGCTGTTATAAATGTCTAGTGTAACTTCTTCAAATGACACGTTGGGTCTTTGAATGTCCATTACTTGTTTTGTTAATTCTTGTGTAGAACCACCAACACCGAAATTTAGGAACAATGCTCTGAAACGATATTGTAATTTAGGCATTAACAAACCCTGAGAACTAGGGGTGTTATCTGAACCTACTGTCATATTAAACAGTGAATTTGAGGCTGTTGCCATTTTGTGTTTCTCCTATATTATTATTTATCTATAATAAATCCCCGTTGCCGGGGACTTATTTTTATCCATTTATCTCGCCAGTATTCATAATACGTACCGGAATATAGATGAATTCAGCAGCCTTAACTGGCTCCACTGCAACGTCTACCCATAGTTCGTTTCTATCAATTCTTGCGGGTGTATTGTTACTCTCGTCACAAACAACCAAATAGTCATATAAACCGCGTTTTGCAACTAGGTCAATGAATAATGATTGTACTACACCGGTCAATTGACTACGTGTTAGTGAATCGTTAGGTTCGAATACGAACGGACGAGCCGCAATCTGTAGTCTTTCACGAATGTAGCATACTAAACGTGATACGTTTGTTCTGTCTAACGCACTTTGTGAATCAAATGTATTCTTATTACCATAATTCAACAAGCCTACGCCTGTGAAGAATGCTAATGGATTGATTTGATTAGTGTACAATACATCACGAATACTCATACGATTCTTAACAGTTTTGAATTCACCAGTAATTGAATCTAAGTATCCAATATTTGTAGCATTGTCAATTGTACCTCTACGTACACCGGCTGCCGCTAGCCAAGGATAAGCAACAGTATCATTACGTAAGAATGTGCGTAACATCATGTGACTTGCCGGAACTACAACAGAAGCACCTGTTAAGTCTGTTGTAATACCGCTTGGATAGAATACACCAAGATATGTATCACGTGTTACCATAGCATCTTCACCTGAACTTGTTGCACCTATAGTGTTATTAGCCCATGCTAAAATATCAGTTGCTTGGTCTGCTAAACGCAACGGTGTATCACCGACGATGTATGCAGTATTATTACGGTCATTGTTTAATGTAACCATATCAGGCATTAGTTCTGGATATCCCGGGGTAGCCATTAGATTCATAAATGAATCTTCTTCACGGATACTCATATTAGTACCGATTGCTGCCTTCAATGATTGTACAACCATGTTACGTTGTGCCTTACGACCCATATATGCCGCGCCGTCTTCCTTCAATCCACTTACTGATACCCATGTATAAGGATGAGTTGGTAAGCTAGCACCTGGATAGTTAGCTTGTGTAAAGTAACTTCTTCTAAACTCTTTTACATTATATCCTGAACGGCGTGTATTGAATAATATCATACCTTGTGGATACAATGCTGGGTTAGGACAATCTAAATCAACATAATTGCTCAGTGATAGACTGCTAATACTTGGGATAGGATCATTTACCGGGTCAGTATAATTATTAGTTGCCCAACGTGCGTCAGCAAATAATATACCATTATTACTTGTTTGGTCAGTGTTGTCAATAGCTAGCCATTGATCCACACCGTCAATTTCTTCCCAGCGACTTAATGCAGGGTAATTTTCTAAATCACTAGCATCTAACCACAAATCACCATAAACTAATGGAGTACCGTCTGTCTGTTGTGAAGGTTTTGTAGTTTGTAAAATTATACCAGTTGGATCAGTAGCGTTTGTACCCGCGTTAGTAGGATTTCCTAAACTATCATAGTTTGTAGTTTTGTATCCTACCCATGTTGTACCCTTTTTGACCATAATATCAATTTCTGTACCAGTACTATAGAACCACTTAGCGCCAGTTAACGGCAATGCACTTGGTGCACCTTCGTTAGCAGTATACTCTAAATCTACCCAATTTGATAATGTTGTAAAATAAAGTGTATATGCAGTTCCTGACTTGAATGCTACTGATGTAATACCACCTGAAGTAACTTGAACTACAGTAAGTTTTAAGTTATTAGCTGGAGTTGTTCCGCCTAACTTACTACCAATAATTGTAATTTCATCACCTGCTACGTAGCCTGTTCCACCGTTAGCGCCATCAATATAGTAATGACCTCTAGAATTTCTGATACTGAATATAGCACCAGTACCACTTCCACTAGTAGCATCTTGATTTAATGATGAATTTGCATATGTGTCTAAACTACCTCTTCTAGCACCAACTGTAATAGTATGCGTAAATCCTAATTGATTAATCAAACCATTACTTTGACCGGCAGCGTTTAAATCATTCATTACAAGTTCACCACCCAATGTATGAGTTAGCTGAATTGCTCCGTCAGATGTAACCATTGCAGTTGTATAAGGGATTTGAGCAGCCGCCCAATCTAATACAAAACTAGATGCGGTAGTACCGGTCATTGAAATAATATATGCGTTACTAGATGCATTTGTTCCCGGTAAAGAAACACCAACTTTTAAAGTAGAATTTTGTGTTATTGTTGGATTTGTTAATGAACTAGTTACAACTGTAGGTCCAGTTGTCAATCTTCTATAGAACATTACTGCTGACTCAGGAGTACCTGTGCCTACTAAAGCAATCACCGTATCAGTAGGAATAGATTTTCCACCAGAGGAATCTAAATCGTATGTAGCATGTAATTCATTAGAATATTTCCCTACGTTTACTGTATTGAATGATGCTGTTCTTGCTGAATACTTAGACAAAGCAAAATCCATACCATTACCAGCCGCGCTCGTTTTGATCCAAAGTGATCCGGTTGGACGAGGATTATCTTGACTAGTTGTCCATAATGGCATTTGGGCGCTTGTACCAAATACTACTTCTGGGCTAAAATATCTACCTGCATCAATACCTAATGCATCTAAGACAGTACCAGCACCAATGTTCAATGTAATTGATTTTTCAATTCCATATTCACCATAATAAATCTTCAAAATATTACCAGATGAAGTAGCATACAAATCTGATGCACCCTTGCTATTAATCAAATTAGCAATACCTGTAACTGTGTTATTTGGAGAAGAAGGAACAACAATACTAATTAGATAGTCTCCGTCTGCGTTAATGGTAAATGAGTCTCCCACATTTAATTGTTGTGGTGTTAGAGTAGCAGTTACTGTAGGGTTTGATATTTTCCATTCTCTAGATCCAACCGGAACCCACTGATTATCTTTTGTTTTATAAAAGAAAGTGCTATTGTACAATTGACCATAAATTGTTTGTCCTGGAATTACTGCGTAATCACCGATGTTGCCAATTCTGTCTCTTGGCATGTCGTCAAGAATATTAACACTATCAACTATTACCATTGGTTCTTTATTGACAAATTTATTTAAGGTACTATTAAATTCATAGATACCCCATAATGAATTTATTGTATCTAACCAATATGTACCATCATCCGGTGGACCAAGTGGGCGTGATAACTGACCTACTAAACTTCCTAAATCAATATCAGCACGTAAAACGTAAGCACGATTGGTAGTACCCAATAATGAATACGCAGCCAATAATCCATATTCGTTTAATTCGTAACCATGAATACTTGTTCCATTCGTTGTTTTATAGAAGAATGGACTACCGTATAAATTAATCAAATCACGCTGACTTGTTACCTGATATAATTTATTAGCATTTGATGCTATTGTTGCAATAGCAGTACCAGTACCAGCGGCATCAGCTTTATTATTTGCTGTTGCTATTAATATTAGGGGGACTGAATTTGAGGCAGCTGGTAAATATTGACTTTGGTCAATGATTGTTACTTCTACGCCTGGTGAACTTAGTGCCATGTTGTTTTCCTTTAAGTTATAATTATAAGGCTTTAAGACCTATCATAGTTATATTTAGCGAATATACTAAAAAAGGCACGAATAACCGTGCCTTCGAAGGTTTCTGTACTAAATAAACACATGAGACCTGTGTGTAAAATTTGTAATAAGAATTATTGTGCGATAAACTACAAACGCAATGATACTACACATTATCGCGGTAGTTGTGATGAATGCGGTAGAAAGAAAAAGAAGTTAAAACCAAGAACAGCTACTTGGCAAAAAAGTTCATATAAGAAAAAAACCACATGTGACTTATGTGGTTTTAAAAGTCTGTATCCTAGTCAGACCACTGTCTATCATATAGATGGTAGCTTAGAAAATGTTAATTTTTCTAATTTAAGAACCATATGCTTAAATTGTGTTGAAGTTGTGAAAAAGACTCAGGTAAATTGGAAAAGAGGAGATTTACAAGTTGATTAAATCTTCTATTTGTTTATGTAATTTGTCAATGGTATCATTATTATCTATATAGAAATCATAGTCTAGACCCACGCTACTATATTCACTTGCATGTACTTTCAGTCTGTCTAATTTTGATTTACTTATTGACCACAATGCATTACTATTTGGTCCTTTATTATAATTAACCGCGGAATCATACCACTTGGGTCTTTCTCCTCGCTCAACTCTCATCGTGATACCACCTGCATTTTTAATAGCATTTACTTCATTATCAAAACGACAATCTGTAATTACAATATTATCCTTAGCTTTTCGTAGTTGATTTTCAACGCTTGCTACCCAGATGTCATTATGAAAACCTTCACGACATACCTCTGTGCCCCACTGTTGTAACACCCATCTAGGAGTAAGTTCAGGTATACCCAATCGTTCACTCCACCATGGATCTACTTGCTCACGCCATTCTCTACTAGATTTTGTAGTACCTTCTAGCAGATCGCGGTCCCATCCAAACACAGAAGCACAAGCATCCTTAAGAGTGCCTGCAAAACTAATTCGTTTATATCCGTGAAATGTAGTTAGATAGTCAGCAATAGTGTCTTTGCCGCTACCAATAAACCCTGTAATACCTATAATCATAAAACAAAACTCCTATAGCATATTATACTACAGGAGTGTGACAAAAGTAAAGTATTAGGTTACCTTTGTTTTGGATTAGTTAATATAAATCTTAATCCCAAATCCGGACTATATTCTTGTTCCAAATCCCAATTGGGTATTAAACGATTAACCATTTTTGTGTATAATGCTATGCGACTGGTTTCTTTTGCATCAAATATAATTTTTTGCACATTATCACCGTAGTCTTGTAAAAATTCACGAAATATGTCTACTACAATTGACATTACTTCTGCTGAGTTACCTGTACCTGTTGTGCCAAATAGTGATAATTTTTCAGGATCGAATAAGTCTCTAATTAAACGAAATTGTATTTCCCATGTTTCTGGCTTATCATCTCGGTGATGACTGTAGGCTGACCATACATACTTTCTTTCGCCCACAGTAAAATTTGCAACTGCCTCTTCCTCGGATTGTCGATTCCACTTCCAGTTTTGATTACCGGGGCGAAATAGTTCCGTAATAAACTCAGTTGCTCTCATATAATGTTATTAACCTTGTACCCAAGTTAGTGGCTGACTATAATCCACATAACG